TGGCCCCGACCCGCGCGAGGAGAGCAGGCTATGGCGGTGCAAGCCATGCGCGGGTCTGTAGTCCTCGCCATCGACCCGGGCCCAACGCAGTCTGCCTACGTCCTCATGGTCGAGGGCACCGTGCTGGACGTGGCCAAGTTGCCCAACGAAACCGTGCTGTCGCTGGTCCGAAACGGGCTCTACGACGCGCTGGTCATCGAGTGGATCACCGTCGCATCGGTCGCCGGGGCCGAGGTCTACCAGACGTGCCGCTGGATCGGCCGTTATGAGCAGGCCAGCGCCAAGCCGGTCACCCTGCTGCCCCGATCCGACGTGCTGCTCCACCTGTTTGGCAAACGCAACGTCAAGAGCGCCGACGCCCTCGTCCGACGGGCGATGCTCGACCGCTACGGGGGTGACAGCGCCAAGGGGCGCAAGGCCGCACCCGGCCCGCTCTACGGGTTCCACGCCGACTGTTGGCAGGCGCTCGGCGTCGCCGTCACGTATCAGGAGACGACATGACCAAGGCACCCGCGTGGAAGAACCGGATCGTCGGTCAGGGCACCGAGGACCCGACCCAACTGCTCGCCAATCCACGCAACTGGCGGCGCCACCCCGGCGTCCAGCGGGATGCCCTGCGCGACTCGCTCGATGAGGTCGGCTGGGTGCAGCAGATCCTCGTCAATACGACCACCAACCACCTCATCGACGGCCACGCCCGCGTGGAGGAGGCGATCAGCAGGGGCGAGGCCGAGGTGCCCGTCCTGTATGTCACCCTCACCGAGGACGAAGAGCGGCTGGTGCTGGCGACGCTCGACCCGCTGGGCGCGCTCGCCACCGTTGACGTGGAAGCGCTCACCTCGCTGCGCGCCGAACTCGGCACCGACTCGGTGGCTCTCAAGCGGATGCTGGACGACATCCTCGCCGCGCACCCGCTGCCGAAGGTGTTTCGCACCGACCCCGACGACGTGCCCGAGCCGCCCGAGGAGCCCTACGTCAAGCCGGGCGACCTCTACGTCCTTGGTGATCACCGTCTCCTGTGCGGCGACGCGACGAAGGCCGAGGATGTCGCGCGGCTGTTGGACGGGGCGAAGGCCGACATGGTGTTCACCGACCCGCCCTACGGGGTGGACATCGAGCGCCAACTCCAGAACGACAACCTCGCCCCGCCCGAGATGATGGCGTTCCTGCGCAGCGCATTCGCGGCGCTGCTCGCTTCATGCGCGCCCGGCAGCGCGTGGTACGTGTGCGCGCCGCACTCACCCATCGGATTGGCGTTCGGCGTCCCGCTCTCGGAGATCGGGGTGTGGCGCAGTTCTCTCGTGTGGGTGAAGAACTGCCTCGTCATGGGTCGTGCCGATTACCACTATCGGCACGAGGTGATCTACTACGGCTGGGCGCCCGGCGCGGCGCACCACGCGGTCGCCGACCGCACGCAGGACACCGTGTGGGAGTTCCCGCGACCGTCAGCGTCGCCAGAGCACCCGACCATGAAGCCCGTCGCGCTCGTCGAGCGGGCTCTGCGCAACAGCACGTCGCCGAAGCAAGCGGTGCTGGACACGTTCTCGGGTTCAGGCACCACGATCATCGCCGCCGAGACCCTCGGTCGGCGCTGCTACGCGATGGAGATCGACCCCAAGTACGTGCAGGTCGCCATCGAGCGCTGGCAGAACTTCACGGGCAAGGAGGCGCAGCAGGTTGGAGGGTGAGTACGTCACCTGTCACCCGGAGTGCGTCGCCCTCGCAGACGCCCTCGACCGCCATATGTGCGCGCTCCGTGCTGTGTTCGTGGCCGAGGAGGCTGTCGTGGTGACGCGGGAGCACGTGGGGTGCGCGGCTCGACGCGCCGACCGTGTCCATCCATCCGAATGGGTAGCCACGGGGCTTAGCATTGAGGGACATGGCCCGACCGACGCTCCTGACCGATGACCTGATCGCCAAGATCGTTGATCTGGTCAGGCTGGGCAACTACCCCCTGATCGCGGCTCGGGCCAACGGGGTCAACGACACCACGTTCTACGAGTGGCTGGCGCGTGGGCGCGAGGCCACCGGCGCGGTCGTGGATCGCTCGCAGAAGGCCAAGCAACGGTCCAAGACATCGCAGGTCGAAGTCCTCGACAAGTACGCACAGTTGGCACAGGGAATCGCCGAGGCTGAGGGTCTATGCGAGGCCCGCGTGGTCGGCACCATCGTCGTCGCGGCCAATCAAGACCACAGGGCAGCCGTCACGTTCCTCGAACGGCGGCACCCCCAGCGCTGGCGCCAGCACGTCAGCACCGAGATGACCGGCCCCGAGGGTGGCCCGATCCAGACGCAGGTGGAGGTCAGCACCCCAGCCGCGTCGGTAGATGAGACGCTGGCGGGCATCCTCGAAGCGATGGCCCGCGCAGGCAAGTTGCCGAAGGAGTAGAGATGGCCAAGCCGATGTCCCCGCCCGGACGTGGGTCAGCAAGCCCCGCCGTGCGGAAGGCCACCGAGTCGCTGCGCCAAGCCGGGCGCAAGAGCAACGCGCAGGTCGAGATGATGCGGATGGGCATCAAGCCGAGCACGCGTTCGCCCAACTTCACGAAGTTGCGCGCCAACCTCGCCAGCGCCCAAGGCGCGGAAAGGCGGTCGGGCGGCATCGGGCGGCTGGGCGGCGGCTCCAAGATCACGGCCAAGAACCCGTCGGCATCCTCGGTGGGCAGGATCGCCCGGCACGGCGAGAAGTCGGGTGCCCTTCCTGCTGGTACGTCCACGGCTGGCAAGAAGGCCTACGTCAAGGGGTTCGCGTCAGGGCGCGCACAGCGCCGCGACAGGCTGGGGAGGTTCGCATGAGCAGGGCCGTCGGCACGCCGCAGCGGTTCCAGCAGTCCAAGAACGCGGCACCCAAGGGCGGCTCGCGCGTGGGCTCGTTCAGCATCAGCGCCGGGGGTGGCGGCAGCGGACGCTCGTACCACCGGGACGCCAAGGGGCGCTTCGCCTGACGTGATTGACTACCGGGCGTGGGTATCGGCACTCCCCGAGTCGGAGAAGGCCGCGCTGCTCACCCGGCTCACCCCTCGCCTGACGCCCTACATCAAGCAGACGCCCACCCCACCCCAAGCCGCGTTCCTGCTGACCGACGAGTTGGAGGTGCTGTTCGGGGGCGCGGCTGGCCCGGGCAAGTCCTCGGGCCTGCTCATGGCAGCCTTGCAGTACGTGGACACCCCCGGCTACGCGGCCCTGCTCCTGCGGCGCACCTTCAAGGAACTGGCGATGCCGGGTGCCCTCATCGACCGGGCTGACGAGTGGCTGCGCCCGACCGACGCGCGCTGGCTGCCGACCGAGATGACGTGGGCCTTCCCCTCGGGCGCGACGCTGTCCTTCGGCCATCTCAACTACGAACAGGACAAGTACCAGTACCAGAGCGCCGAGTTCCAGTTCGTCGGCTTCGACGAGTTGACCCAGTTCAGCGAGACGATGTACGCCTACCTCTTCTCCCGGCTGCGTCGGCTCTCGACCAGCGCCATCCCGATCCGGATGCGCGCCGCGTCCAACCCCGGAGGGCAGGGCCACCAATGGGTCAAGCAGCGCTTCATCGAGTCCAACGAGCGCTCCCGGCTCTACATTCCCGCGCGATTGCGCGACAACCCCTACCTCGATGCCGACTCCTACGTGGAGTCGCTGATGCAGTTGGACCCGGTGACCCGGGCGCGTTACGTCGAAGGCAACTGGACCATCGAACATGAGGGCCGTATGTTCAGCCGGGGATGGTTCCCCGTGGTTGAGACAGCGCCAGTCGGGCTGCGCACCGTGCGACGCTGGGACCTCGCGGCGACCTCGAAGGTGGAAGGCAACGACCCTGACTGGACAGCGGGCGCCAAGATGGGTGTGGACGCGCAGGGGCGCTACTTCCTGCTGGATGTCATCCGCGCCCGGACGACGCCACAGGGCGTGGAGCGGCTGATCGCCAACACCGCAGCGCTGGACGGGCGGGAGGTCCCCATCGTCATCGAGGAGGAGCCGGGGTCCAGCGGCAAGGCCGTCGTGTCGTACTACCAGCGCATGGTGCTGCCGCAGTACGCTGTCCGGGGCGTGCGGATGACCGGCGACAAGACGACTCGCGCCGCCCCCTTCGCGTCCCAGTCGGAGGCAGGCAACGTGCTGCTGGTCCGGGGATCGTGGAACGCCGAGTGGCTGGATGAAGCCGAGATGTTCCCCCTCGGTGACCACGACGACCAGTTGGACGCGACGGTCGGCGCTTGGGAGTCGCTCGCGGGCGCGGGCAACGCCCGGCAGACCGTCTACACCTCGCCCTACAAGGAGCCGGTCACGCGGCGGGGCGACCTCGTACTCAAAGGTGAACGCTACGTGGACAAGGTGCCCACCAAGACGAACGGGAGCAGATGATGACGACTGGCGTGGACCCCGAGGTCATCGCCCTGCTCGAAGAGCGACTGGGCGACCGCTCGGCTGGCGCAGATCAAGACCGCCTGCGCGCGTTCGCCAAGTTCGACCCCGAGCGCGCCAAGCGCTATACCACGGCCCGCAACTACTACGAGGGCGAGCAGCGCACCCTCCTCACCGACCGGGCCAAGGCGTATCTGGAGCGCTCCGGCTTGCCCTACGCCGAGAACTTCTGCGCCACCGTGGTCGATGCGCTGGCCGAGCGGCTGAGCGTGTCGGGGGTGACGACCGACCTTGCCTACGACCCCACGCCCGAGGAGAAGGCGGCGGGCGAGGAGAGCGAGGACGAGTACGCCGACTGGCTGTGGGACTGCTGGGACGCGAACCGGGGCGACGAACTCCAGACCGACATCCACCATGAGACAACCGAGACAGGCGACGGCTTCGTGCTGGTGGACTGGGACGCCGCCCGCGAGCGCGCCCGCCTGACGTTCAACCGGGCCGAACTCATCACCCCCGTCTACGAGGACCGGGAGATGATGTGCGCCGTCAAGGTGTGGGACAGCGTTCGCAAGTCGCCCGTCAACCCCAACGGCCGGGCTGTGCGGCGCATGACGATCTACTGGCCCGACCGGGTGGACAAGTGGTTCTGCCCCGCCAAGCAGGGTGCCGACAAGGCCGCCAAGGACGAATGGGTTGAGTGGCTGGACGAGGGCGACAAGGGCTGGCCGGTGCCGTGGATCGGCCCTGACGGCAAGCCGCTCGGCGTGCCCGTGTTCCACTTCGCCAACCTGCGCTCGACTGACGGGCTCGGCCGCCCGGAGCATTACCAGTCCATCCCGCAGCAGGACCGGCTCAACAAGGAACTGCTCGACCTCGCTGCCGTCATGGACTCGCTCGGCTTCCCGCAGCGCTGGGCGCAGGGTGTGTCCGATACCTCGGGCCTCACCGCCGATCCGGGTGTGGTGTGGAGCAGCGACAACCCGGGCGCGGTGTTCGGCCAGTTCGCCGCAGCCGATCCGGGCGGGCTGCTCAAAGCGGTCGAGTCCACGCTGATCCGGCTGGCGACGCGCTCGCGCACCCCCGCGCACCTCATCTACCTCGCCCAAGGACTGCCCTCGGGCGAAGCGCTCAAGACGGCTGAGTCGGGCTTGGTCGCCAAGGCCAAGAACCGGCAGGTGTACCACGGCGGGGTGTGGGCCGAGACGCTTCGCATGGCATCGCTCGTCGCCCTGACGTTCGCCGGTGACAAGGACAAGCCGCCCTGTGACATCGAGGAGGCGCGCGAGGCCAAGATCAACGTGCGCTGGGCCGACCCCGAGACACGCAACGAGAAGGAACACCTTGACTCGCTCGTCGTCATGCAGACGCTCGGCGTGTCCGATGACACGCTGCTCTCGATGATCCCCGGCGTGGACGCGGCCGAGGAGCGCGACAAGAAGGAGTTGGAGGCGAACAGCAACGCGGCGGCGGGCGAAGGGCTGCTCAACGGGGCGGTCAACCCGGCCGAGATGATGCCCGAGGACATGATGGCGGGGCTGCGGCAGAGCAACCCGAAGGCAGCAGGAGGTTGACATGACCTATCGACAGCCCAAGGGCATCGCCAAGGCTGGTGTGTCACGAACATCGCTCAATCGAGCCGACACGACGCGCGCCAAGGCGTTCGGGAAGCCCGCCAAGGTCGGGTTCAAAGACGAGTTCGGCAGCGAGGGCTCGCGACGCGCCAAGGCGTTCGGGATCAAGCAGGACCGGCACGAGTCGAACCCCGCGAAGCACAAGCCGATGGCGCAGGGCAACGTCGGCAAGACCAAGGCGTCAGCCGCAGCGTCGAGCGCGGGCAGGGCGTCGAGCAAGGGTTCGCGCCAGCGCCGTGACGCCAAGGGCCGGTTCGCGTAGATGGGCTTATGGCGGGCCTGCGGAAGCCGGTCCCGGTCGAAGCGTAGGAGACGACATGGCGAAGAGCGCGGTCATCAAGCGGGCCAAATCGCTTGGAGCAGGCTGGGCCGATCCGAAGGTGGGCGGCTTCACCAAGGGCCAGAAGGGCGGGTACAACCGCAAGACCTCGGCAGATTCCCTGCGGAGCGTGCGGAACGTCGCCAAGCAGCCCGCCAAGGGGCTGAACGCGCAGGCAGCCAAGGCGTCCCTGTCGGGATACCAGTCGGCCCGCAACCGCCAGCGCCGTGACGCCAAGGGCCGGTTCGCGTAGATGGGCTTCCCAGCGAAGGGCAAGCCGAGGAGGAACGTACGCATGGGTGGGCCGCCGAGCAAGGGGACGCCGAAGGACAAGCGGCTGGGCGCGAACAAGGGCAAGAAGGGCAAGAAAGGCTGCTGATATGAATGTCAAGAAGGCTCTCGGCCCGAAGCCGACGGCGATGGATCGCACCTCGGTCCGAGCGATCCGTCAGTCGAACAAGGGCGTGATGCAGGTCAAGAGCACCGGCCCCCGCTCGCCCGCCCACCGCTCGGGCAACATGGTGGCGTGGTCAGCGAACACCGACCTCGGGCAGTACCAGAAGGACCGCAACCAAGCCGCCAGAAGCATCAAGGCCGGGCGCGCCTACGCGGCTGGCAAGGCGACGAGCCACGGGTCCAGCCCGTCCTTCAACAAGGGCTACCGAAGCGGCGTCCGCAACGCGCAGCGCCGGGACGCCCGGGGGCGCTTCGCGTAGCAGCCCATGGTGGACATCAACGCCGTCAAGGACGCCTTCGAGCAGGAGGCCAACCTACTCGGGGCGCAGGCCGTCGCTGATCTGGCGAAGGGCTACGCCAACGCGTGGGAGAAGTTGTACGCGGGCTGGCAACCGCTCGCGGATCGCGTGCTGGCGGCTCGGGGCGCGGGGATGCCGATCCGGCCCGGCGACCTGTTCCGCATGGAACGCTTCCAAGCGATGATGGAGCAGGCGCGTGCCGCGTACAACGACATCGCCTTCCAAGGTCGGGGCGTTGGGCTGTCCACCGTGGGCGCGGCCTTCGACATGGCGGTGCAGGACTTCCGCGCGGGCGTCCGCGACCTCGCCAACATGGGCATCCTCGTCCCCAATGCGGGCGACTGGAACGTGTCGCTGGACCGGGAGGCGCTGATGGCGGCGCTCGGCTACAGCGCGACCGGGGGACCGCTCCACGACCTGTTCGCTGCCGTCGCTGTCGATGGGGTGAAGGCGACCCGGCGAGCGCTGGTCAGCGGGATCGTCGCAGGCAAGGGCACCGACCAGATCGCCCGGGATATGCGGAAGGTGCTGGCGCTCAACCTGTACCGCTCCCAACTCATCGCCCGCACCGAGGCGCACCGGGTGTACCGCGAGGTCAGCCGCCGCAACGCCGAAGCGAACCCCGACGCCTTCGATGGCTGGGTGTGGCGAGCCGCGTGCGACCCCCGGACGTGCGCCATCTGCTGGAGCAAGC